ATCGTCGGACGCTGGCCCGAGCTCGGCGTCACCGAGGCGAAGGCCAAGCGCGAGGCCATCCGCCAGACGATCCGCGCCGGCGGCGATCCGGCCCACGATCGCCACGAGCAGCGCCAGGCGCGGAAGGGCGCCGAGGCCGCGACCGTGCGCGTGGTCGGCGAGCGCTGGATTGCCGCCGCCTCAGTCGCGCGCGGCTGGTCCGCGCCGTACGTCGCCCATACCAGGCTGCGACTGACGAACCACATCTTTAAGACGCTCGGCGACCGGCCGATCGGCCGCGTCACGACCGGCGAGATCGAGTCCCTTGTCCTCGGCCTGGCGAAAGACAAGCGCGCGCAGGCGACGATGGTCCGGCAAAACCTGCTGTCGCTGTTCGACTACGCGACGCGCCACAAGCTCGCCGCCGAGAACCCCGTCCGTGTCATCGGCCCCGATCTGCCGAAGCGCATCGTCGGCGACGAGCAGCCCCGCGCACACGTCGAGACGGTCGCCGAGGCGCGCGCCGTCCTGGCAGCCTTCGAGGCGACCGCCGCCTCGGTCTATGCGAAGCTCGCGCACCGGCTCGTCGCGCTGACCGCCGTCCGCAAGCTCGAAGGCATCGGCGCGCAATGGTCCGAGCTCGCCGAGGCGCCGGACGGCGGCATGACGTGGACCATCCCCGCCGCGCGCATGAAGGGAAGGCGCGGCAAAAAGCGCGATCACGTCGTGCCCCTGGCACCGCAGGCGGCCGACATATTCCGCGCCTCGCGCGAGCTTCAGGCGTTGACCGGCGCCAGGTCCGAATTCGTGTTTCCCGGCTATGGCAATCGCGGCACGCTAGAGCGGAGCGGGCTGAACGACATCATGGGCCGCGCGTTGGCCGGCGGCCCCCTGGCCGGGCGGCACACTGTCCACGGCTGGCGCAGCACGTTCTACACGGTAATGAAAGAGGCCGACTACCGCGACGAGGCGGCGATCGACGCGATGCTCGCGCACCGGCCGCTTCGGCCGTCGTCGGCAGCGATCCACTATGATAGCTCGCGGCTGATCCGCGCCGGCGCGCATCTGCAGCCGCTGATCGACCGCCGCCGGATCGCGACCGCATGGGCGGATCAGCTTTTGGCCGAGGCGCCGAGCGCGGCGGCGCTGGCCGGCCTGGCAGAGCGGGCAGACGCCGGCAACGTCGTGCAATTGAGGGAGGCGGCATGAGCGACGAACCCAGCGAACGGCTAGAGCTCATAATCACGCGCGACCTATGGGACGCCATCGATCGCCAGGCGAAGAGCGACGGCCGGCACATTACTTCGATGGCGCGCTTGCTGATCGAGAGGGGGCTTTTCTATACCGCCAGGAACGCGGCACGCGAGAAAGAAGCAAAGCCCTTGCTTCCCGTTCATCGCCGGTTTGGTCTGGACAAGCCCCGCAAGAGGCCGCGCTAAGGTCGCGCGGCCGGTGCGATCAGGCAGCGCTCGACGATGGTCGTCAAAAGCCGGTTGCGTGTTTCCGCGTTGTGGTCGAATACCCAGGCTATGACCGCGATGAATATGCAATTGAGCACGAGCAGCGCAATAAACGCCGGCGGCAGGACGCGGATCAGCCGCTCAGAGATCGACACCATGACGCTACCATGATGCCCGTTCGCTGGCGGCGGCGGCGGATCGCTCATGCGCCGAAATTCGGCGTTATGCCGTAGGGTTCGAGCACGGCGGCGAGGTTGGTCTCGGTATCGATCCGCGTCGTCGGATCAATGCCGCCGTTCGCCGCCATGCGCTCGTCGCGCCAGGCGACATACGTCGCATCCTCGGCCGGCACGTACCCGTTGACCGCCGACGAGAAGCGTCGCGTTTCGTCGCCGGTGAAATCCCCGCCCGGCTCGTCGATATGCGGCCCGTTGCCGCCGACGATCCAGTAATGATTGAGCGGCGTAAATGAGAGCATGCGCTTTCCCCTACATATAAACGCCGCCATTGGCGACGGACCCTGCCGTGCTGCCCGGCAGGTATCCCGCACCACCGCCGCCGGTATTGATCACGCCACAGGCAAGCGCGCCGTATTTCGCGCCGGTCGCCGCGCCGATGAATGCCGCACTACCGATTTCAATCCGCCCCTCGTCAGCATAGAATAGAGGATTGACGGCGCTCCATCCGGTGACGGTAAACGTCGAGCCGTTACAAAAGATCGCACCATGAACGCCGGCCCATATGCCGTATTGACCGCTCCCGGTGATCACCGGGCCGGTGCCCTGAACGAAATTCACCATCCCGCCCCAATCCGCGCGAGCCGCGAACATGCCGCCCGTCGTGTCCATTCGGACATTCGAGCAATTCAGCCACCCGCCCCTTACGGCCTGCAAACACGTGCCCGGCGCTTGGTTAAGATTCCACAAGGTGCCTTGCGCGTTCACGCTCACGCCATCGACATTGATAAATGCGCCATCCGCGAAAACGCCGACGCCATTGGTAGCGTTAAGCTGGACGTTCTGCCGCGCCCCCGAGTTGCCCTTAAGGGTCAATTGAAAGGCCGGCATACCGAAAGGCATATTGGCAAAGTACGCGACATAGCCATTATTCGTCGGCGGGGTGACGGTATAGGTGCCGTCCGCAAGCTGGATCGTGCAGCCGAATCCGTTCCAGTTGTATTGCGTATAAACGACGTTGATCGCCGTTTGAATCGTCTTGAACGCGGTCGCCGGCCCCAGGCCGTTCCCGGTAGTATCGCTGCCGGTCGTCGGGTTGACGTAGATCGTCATATTCGCGGTCGCGAGAATGCGCGGAACGTACAGCTTATTGAGCGCCTGAAGCAGTTGCGTATTGTCCGTCTTGTTCAGCGTTAGCGCCGCCGTCTCGACGACGTGCGAGATTTCCTCTTGCAACGCATTCATAAATTCATAGCGGACCACGGTCGCCGCGAAGCCAGACGAGCCAGGCGAGCCGCCGGTAAAGTAACCCGGCGTGCCTTGCGGTCGCGGCGCCGGCAGCGTCGGAGCGGCGGTAGGATCGTCAATGCGATGCATCTTGTGTCCCCGTCGTCGTGCCGTATTGGAACATCGGAATCGTATGCGCCGGCGCATACATCCGGATCAGGCATTCAAGCTGCTCGTTGCCCCAGGTCGCGAGCGGTTCGTCGGCGTGCGAGGCGTCAGCGCGGAAATAAACGATCGTGTCGGTCGCCGGCGAGATCACCGTCCAGGCGTAATCCCATGCGCTATCCAAGAGCGGATCGTCGGCGGCGTTGATATCGACACGAAACGCCTGATGCTGCTCGATCTCGATCGTAAACCCATGCGCCGCCGCAAGCTCGATGAAATACGCCATCGACTGACCGCCGCGCATAGAGAACTTGGCGCACACAGCCGCCTGGCGCTGTTGCACCGTGTCGAGCGGTTCGCAGTCCGGCAGGCCGAGGGTCGCTTCCCACTCGGGCAGCATTTCGGCCGCGACCGAGCAAGGGAAGATCTCGGCGATCACTTCGCCGGCGCGGGTATGCAGCCGCGCCCATGTCGGCATCAGCGTCAGCAAATGCGCGGCCTGGACAGTGCCCCAGCCGCGATGCCAGACGCGGCCACGCGGCAGGAGCCTTTGGAACGCCGCCAGATAGTCGGTCTCAGTCGCGATCGGCAGCGGCATCAGACCAGCGTCAGCGTGCCCATGACCGGCAGCGCGCCAGGCGGCGCGGTGACCGGACCGGCCGGGATCGTCAGGTCGAAGCGCACCACGCCAGGCGTGGCCGAGATCGCGGCGTATAGCTGCGAGGGATACACTGTCCCGGCGAGCTCGCCGATCACCAAGAATGCGTCCTGAAGCGAGGCCAAAATGTCGGCTTCCATCTGGACCGTCGAGGGATCGAGCGAAGCGATCGTCACGTTGACCGGGAACGGCACCGGGGCGGCCACGAACACCAGCGCGGTCACCGGCTGAAGCGGCCAGATATGCTCGGCGACGGCAAGCTGATCGCCGCTCGCGGTCGGGCCGCGCGTTTCCTCGGCCGCGCAGCCGTCCGTCCCTTGCGGGAAGCCGCCATGCGCGACGTTGGCAACGTCGAGCATCGGATACACTTGCACCTGGCCGGCGCTGCTATCGATCCAGGCACGCGTGACGCCCGGCACCTGTAGCGCCCATTCGATGTAATCCGCCGACGAGCCGCCTTGCGGCGGGTTCGCGTAGGCGTACAGCATGCGCGTCCGCAGCTCGTCGTCGGTCTCTTGATCCGCCCCGCCGGTCAGCGGCCCGACCGTGACGCCGCCCGAGTTGATGCCAGGGATCGGAAAGTCGATGCCGATCGCGACGCCGTCGTCGGCGTTCGTCGAGGCGCCGGCGTTGACCGCGACGATAGGCACCGTCAGAAGCCCCGTCGCGTCAACCGTGCCATCGGCGGTCGTGACATAGGGCGCGCCGTCCTGGCGCGTCAGCGTGGCGCCTGACGGCAGCACGAGGCCGGTCGCGCCGGTAAACTGCGCGGCGCCCGAGGCCGAGGTCGCGTCTTTCGGATAGACGCCGATCAGCGCGGCCCAGGCGTGAAGATACTCGTCGGTAGCGGTGAACGGCACCGCCTCGCGCGCGATCCAGTCGAGATACCCATAGACCGAATAGGCGAGGCCCGACATGCACCAGGCGAGCGCGCGCAGGACGGCATTGCGAAGCAGCCCATCGAGGCCCGGCACGCCCGAGGTCGTGATATCCTGAATGGCGGTATTGCGCAGCGCCGTCAGCGTCGGCCTGGCAAACGGCATTTATCTCACCATCGCGCGTTGCGGCAGCAGCGGCGGCGGCGGCACCGCGATCGGCGAGGCGAGCGCCGCCAGGCCATCCCAAGCCCAGCCGAAGGTAAACCGCGTCAGCGAGCCGTCAGGCTGGACGATCGCGATGCCGATCCCGAGCGCGGTCGAGCCGGCGCCGCCGAGCCAGCTTGTGTTGACCGATATGTCTTTTGCGACGCCATCGGTGACCAGCCAGGCGAGCGCGTCCTCGGCGTAACGCCGCGCCAGGCCGAGCGTGTCGCGCGTCTTTTTCGCGCGTTCGAGCTGCCACAGGTTCGAGCCGAGCGGCTGATCGTTGTAGGGATCAGCCCACCAGCCCCGCCGGTCGGACGAGCCATCGGTCGGCACGAAATCCGGCGTCGCCAGCCGATCAGTGAACAGCGACACCAGGCAAGCGGTTTCCAAGTCTTGCCCGGTCTGAAGGTCGCCGTCCGCAAGCGACCAGTCGCCCTCGGCGTTGCCGTTGTCCCACAGTATCCACACATCGCCGGTCGTCAGCGCCGGCGGCAGCGGCGAAACCGGCGCGGAAGGCACGAGCAGCCCGAGATCGGCGATCCAGCCGCTCACGGCTCGTCCTCGACCACGACTTGCGGCTGATTCGGAATGCCAGAGTTGCCGCTTCCAGGCTGGACGCCGCGATGCGTGTGACTGTTATAGATCGTCCGCATGTCGGCGTCGGTATGATCCTGCTCGTCGCAGTGATCGATAATGTCGCCGGTGACTTCGAGGCGCGGCGTGATCATCCGCACTTTGGTCGGGCATGTGATCTCGATATTGCCGCCGGCGGCGAGCTTCACGATGTTGCCCGAGTTGTCATAGAGCGCGACTTCGCCAGGCTTCAGGTTCCGCAGCCGGTATTTCTGATTGCCGGTCGCGATGATCACGCCATTCGAGCGGTCGCCCGAGGCGAAGATCGCCACCGCGTCGGTTCCCGCCATCGCATGCGAGGCGAGCCCGTAAATCTGCGCGACCGGCATATTGTCGATTGTCTCAGGCGGAAAGCCGCGAACCTGTGCGCGGTGAACCGGCCCGGTATCGTCGGTCGCGGTGATCTTCATAAAGCCGACCGCCATGCGGATCCGCCGATGCAGCCGGTCGATCGCGCTCATGTCGCAACCGTCTGCGCCGGCGGATTAAACGAATTGTCCGCGCTCGGCTTTGTCGGGTTGTTCTTGTTCACGTCGTCTTGCGTGACGAACATATTCGGCGAGGTCGGCTCGATCGAGAAGGCTTCCGGCGGCCAGAGGCCGAGGCGCGCATGCTGCCCGCCTTCGTCGCGGGTATAGGTGACGGTCCCGATCAGCCAGTCGCGGCGATCGAGCTTCAGCGCCGGCGCGACGATCGGCGCGAGCATGTTCGGCGCCCATAGCTTGCCCTTCGCGTCGCGCCAGGCGTCACAGGTCACCGTGAAATTGAAGCTCTGGCCCCAGCGCCGGTTCTTTTCCCAAATCGCCCGCTTGCCGGCGAGCGGCACGCCCATGACGAATTGCTCGGAGATCACATAGAGCTTGCGGAAGCGGGGCACCTCCGCATCGCGCACGATCTCGCCGACGCCCGGCATGTTCACGCCGGCATCGGTGCCTAGCGCCATCGTCGAAATCAAATGCCCTTCGTATTCCGAATAGCGCTGATCCATCGACATCATAACGTCGGCCGCCTCGACGTTCTCGCCGAGGGTAAAGCCCGACGCCATCGCTTCGGTGCCGACCTTCGCGAGCATGATCGAGCCGTCCGGCATGTCATAGACCAGCATTTCCGAATAGCGCGTGATCCGATCGACGATTTCCCAGACCGTCTCGCCCAAATTGATGTTGAATTGCGGCACCTGAATCCCGTCGCCGGCCGTGCTTTGGACCTTGACGTTATACGGCGCGGCGAGCTTGCGGACGATATCGAGCGTCGTGCCGTTGACGACTTGCATGCCGGGCGTACTAGGACTGCCCGCACTCGTGTTCTCGACCAGCGCCGAGCAATCGACCAAATCTTCCGACTTGCTGCGCCCCTCGACGCGGATCGTATGATTGCCGGCGGCGATCGCCGACTGATAGCGATCGACGTAGCCGGTCAGCACGAGGTCGGCGCCGATTTTCACGGTACACGGCTCGCCCGCCT